TCAAGAGTCTGCAGTACCTCAGATCAACATTAACTATCCACAAACTGCCCAAGAGTATCTTGGCTTTAAGTTCACACTGACTCGTTCTAGTACTGATGCAACTAAGGGACCATTGTTTACTGGTTACCAGTTACGTTCACTACCTGCAACACCACGTCAGCGACTTATCCAGTATCCATTGTCTTGCTTTGACCACGAGACAGACCACTTCGGAGTTGAAGTTGGCTTTGAAGGTGCAGCCTATGATCGTATGTCACAACTAGAGTTAATAGAAAAAACTGGTGAGTCATACCTTGGCATCATTGAAGAAATGGATTTTAGAAATAACACACCATCAGATAAGCGATTCTCTGGCTACGGCGGTTTACTTCTAGTCACAATTAGGACGGTCTAATGCAAGCACAAGACTACGCAACAGTTGCTGTTGCAGTATGCACAATAGTAGGTGGCTTCGGTGCAGCAGTGCGCTGGATGGTAAAGCACTACCTTAATGAACTCAAGCCTAATGGTGGTTCATCAATTAAAGATTCAATCACAAGATTAGAAGAACGCATAGATGACCTGTACCGATTGGTTGCAGAGAAATGAGCAATGATGAAACCTGTTGCAAAGAAAGCCACGCCTGCCGCTATTGCTGTCCTTCGACAAGCCACAGCGATATCACCTTCTCGGAAGAAAGCCTCAGATGGGTTACTACCGAGCAAGGCACACATCAGTCAGAGTCCTAACTCAGACCATAACACAGGCCTTGCAGTTGATTTAACTGATGATCCTAAGAATGGTATTGATTGCGCTGACATCTTTCAGAAGTTAAAGGAAGATAAGCGCGTTAATTATTTAATCTTCAAGGGAAAGATCTGGTCAGTAGAACGTGCAACAGAAGGTGACCGTGATTACAGTGGTAGCAACCCACACAACAAGCACCTGCATATATCCATCAATGGAAGTATGGGTAATGATACAAGCCCTTGGTTCTGGTGGATGAACCAACCAAAGATTGTTAATCAACTCAGAGCAAAAACAATTCCTAAAGCAGTTAAGAAGTTGCCAAAGGAAGAAGTTTGTACCTGTTGCAAGTTGCACGGTGCAAAGTCCTAATCCCCATAGGAGGAAAAATGAATACAGAAACAATGAAGGCAATCGCAGTTACATATCTGAGAGCGGGAGTGGCATCTGTGCTGGCCCTGTATCTTGCAGGTGTGACAGACCCAAAGGCTCTGCTTATGGCAGGAGTCGCAGCAGTTGCAGGTCCATTGCTAAAGGCAATAGATCCATCTGCTACAGAGTTTGGACGTGGGTCTAAGTAACCCACAAGCGCGAGGCAATGGCCCTCATCCCTACGGGGATGGGGGCCTGTTTTTTGTTGCCTAATTTATGCCTGAGTTGCTGTCCCCAGCAAGGTGTGTCTTAAGCCTGTGGCAGTTAGCACAGAGGGTTTGAAGGTTGGTTGGGTCATTGTTAAAGCGGTCGCCGTCTATGTGGTCTACATCCAACTGGCTGATGTGTATTGGCTTGAAGTTACAGTGCTCGCAGTAGTCCTTGCGGTGGATGTGGTAGGGAGAACGTGCCTTCATCTGATTGATCTTGTAGATGGTATTGCAACGGTACCTACCTGATACTGGTTTGGACTTATCTCGTATCTTTATTCTTGTGGGGCCACAAACTGAGCACAATCCTGTGCGTTCTTCTTCGTTAACCTCAGAGAGTTTGTGCTTCATCTTTGTCTACTGGACAAGGGACAGTTACGATGTTGCCACAGTTAACACAGGTACCATCAAGGAAGTACCAGACTAGTTCGTGATCTTCAAAGGATGCCATAATAGAAAAAACTTGTGAGCCACAAGGACAGACGTGTACTGGACCTAGGCCACGCAGGTCTGTACCAAATTTATCTGGTAGTTTAGCCCTGAATTTCGGCAGCCTTGGTAGACGGAACCGCAAAGTCAGTACAGTATAACCGTGCCCCTCTGGGGCACCCTGTTTTATTCGCCTCACGGCTCATATTGTAGTAACCAGTAGGTGTCGCTACGCGACGACACGCCGTTAACCCAGTATGATTGTCAGTATGACAACAATCGCAGCGATAGAGGGTATTGACTATGCAGTACTCGTGGCAGATTCTCAGATCACAGAAGATAATCTCGTCACGTTAGCAACCAGTACACCTAAGATCGTTGAGGTTGGTAAGTTTCTCATTGGTATCTCAGGTGATACACGACCAGGAGATATCCTGTCGTACAACTGGAAGCCACCGTTGTATCGTGGCGAAGAACCAGCACAATTTATGGGAAAGAAAGTTATACCCAGTATCAACCAAGCATTTACAGACAACAACTACGACTACAACAAGGTGGACAAAGATGGCGGTTTTGATTATCTCGTGGCTTTTAACGGCAATGTCTTTAGGATTGCTTGTGATCTCTCTTTTTTCCAAAGTAATGTCGGAGCGTACGCTATTGGTAGTGGTGGGCAGTTTGCTCTTGGTTATATGTATTCAATTGTCAAGCCTGATATGGAGTTAGCCTACGCCAAGCGACACGCTAGGAAGGCAGTAGAGATCGCGTCGGTCCTTGACTCTAATACTGGTAAGCCTTTACAGTTAGTAGTCCAGGAAAGGATGTAGCAATGGAAGCACAACTGATACCTATGACGGATGAATATGCTGCAAAGTATTTTCATCGTATGGGTTGGCAGTCGGCACGATTGACACACTCGTTTAATCCGATGGCAATGCGAGAAGTAATTGCACAAGAGATTGAAGAAGTAAGAGAACGATACTTAGATCTTGCTAAAGATAAAGACTCAGAAGATTACAGTTTCTATAATGGTTATTGCAATGCTTTGTTCCTTGCAATTATGATAGTAAGGGGTAAAAATGCACACTGATCCGAAAGAACTACTACTCACTGCACTACGTGCAGGTGATGCTAAGCGTTCACGATCTACACAAGTACAGATTGGACCATCAGAGTTAGGTGGTTGTCGTCGTAAGGTCTGGTACAGATTAAACGATCAACCTGAAACCAATGAGAACGAGATGAAGTTAGCAGCGATTATGGGTACTGCTATTCACGCAGAGATTGAACGAGCACTAGCAGACAACCCAGATGTACTGATTGAAACTGCAGTTGAGTACAACGGAATGAAAGCGCACATTGACTGCTTCGTACCTGGTACTGGAGATGTTATTGACTGGAAGACAAGTAAGGTGAAGAACCTTTCGTACTTCCCAACAACACAGCAGCGTTGGCAGGTACAGACATACGGTTATCTACTGGCCAAGAACGGTCACGATGTAAAGCGTGTGTCACTAGTTGCTATTGCTCGTGATGGTGATGAGCGAGACATCAAGGTACACACAGAAGATTATGATGAGACGGTTGCACTGCAAGCATTGAACTGGTTAGAGGCAATCAAGGTGGCAACAGAGGCACCAGATCCAGAACGAGATAGTAGTTACTGTAAGTTCTATTGCAAGTTCTACGATGCATCAGGTGAGATGGGATGCGTTGGTATAAAAAAAGAACATACGGCAGTCAGTGATGTAGTCATTGATGATGCTGATATTGACAGGAACGCACTGCTGTACTTACAATTAGCAGCGCAGATTAAAGAGTTAGAAAAGCACCAGGATTCCTTGAAGACTTCTTTTGAAGGACTGCTAGGTACGACACCTAGTGGAGTAGAAGTCAGTTGGACAACTGTCAAGGGTCGTGAAAGTATTGACAGTGAAGAGGTAGAAAAACTACTTGGGTTTGTACCTAGGAAGTTTGGTAGTGAATCACAGCGGTTACAAATCAAACAAACTGGAGGAAAGTAAATGGCTACAGAGGGAACTAAGTATCAGATCAACTACAAGTTGCACGACGGTACACTCATCAATCTTTACGCAGCAGATGTTAAAGAACTAGAGACAGGTCTAACAGATCTATCTATGGTTGCAACACTTATTAAGTCAACGGGAAAAGAACTTGGCGGCGTTCCAACACAACCGTCCCCAAGCGTAGAGGCAATCGCTCAGTCATTTAATGCAACACCAGTTGCAGCACCTGCTCCAGTAGTTACAGAAGGACAGGCACCTACCTGTAAGCACGGCAATATGACTTTCCGTACTGGAACATCAGCACGTGGACCGTGGAAAGCGTGGATGTGTTCTGCACCAAAGGGTGCAGTAGATAAGTGCGACCCTATCTTCTTGCGATAATTAAATGCGGGAACCTCGTGAGTACGAGAACCCGCTATGTGCACAGATAGGTGGAGACTTCTGGTTCCCTGACAAAGAGGGAACAGTAAGTTTTAGTGAAAGTCAGTATGCGAAATCAATCTGCAAGGGTTGTACTCATAAGATCGAATGCGCTGAGTGGGGAATCCACAAAGAACAGTTCGGTATATGGGGTGGGCTTGCTCCACGTGAGCGCCTTGCGATAAGAAGAGTTCGCAGAATAAATCTTGGAGGGGATGAGGAAGTTGCTTGATCTAAAGAGGGCGCTAGGTACCAGCACTATCAAGGCTGTGCCATTGCCTGATGTATGGGCAGGGCTATCTGCTCAGTCCATCAAGTTTAGACGAGGGCAAGTATGTATGGTTGCTGCTGCACCTAATGCTGGTAAGAGTATGTTTGCACTTATCTATGCAATCAAGGCAAAGGTTCCTACACTTTTCTTTTCCGCAGATACTGATACTGCTACCGTGTTGATGCGATCTGCAGCGCAGATCTCAGGGCACTCACAGTTAACAGTTGAAACCAATATGGATTACAAACCTGACTATTATGCACAGCATTTATCTAAAATGTCGCACATACAGTGGGTCTTTGATTCAAGTCCATCACTAGATGACATTGAATTAGAAATCAAAGCCTACGTTGAACTCTATGGCATAGCACCTGAGTTAATTATCATTGATAACTTAATGAATGTTGCTGCCGAAACAGACAATGAATGGGCAGGGCTACGTGCAATTATGATGGAGTTGCACGATATGGCACGCAAGACAGAGGCTTGCGTCTTAGTACTCCATCACGTATCAGAGCAGAGTGAGTATGGATCTCCAATGATGCCACCACCACGACGTGCTATCCACGGTAAGGTCAGTCAGTTACCAGCACTGATACTTACATTAGGCTATGACCCAGGACAAGGGATGTTGCGGGTTGCTGCAGTGAAGAATCGCTTCGGTCCTCACACTGCGGATGCATCACAATGGGCTACACTATTTGTTAACTTTGCTTCCTGTCAGATTGGAGATCAAGATGCACAAGGCAGAGCATACTTGCGAGTCTGATGGCTAACAAGAACGGACGTAAAGGTTCTCAGTTTGAGACAGATGTAATGAAATGGCTACGCAATGCGGGAGTTATGGCAGAACGTTTGACTAAGGCTGGGGCAAAGGATGAGGGCGATATGGTTGTTATCATATCGGGAGAAACCTACATCCTTGAACTCAAGAACAGGCAGACCCTTTCCCTGCCTGAGTTCTGGAGAGAAGCACAAGTTGAGGCGCTTAACTACGCAAAGGCACGAGGTATCGGGGAAGTCCCTCTGTCATATGTTGTAGTTAAGCGTCGCAACGCATCAATAGATCAGGCTTGGGTAATCCAAGACCTGACGCAGTGGCTTAAGGAGAAGCAATGAACGAACAGGCTGGTTACTTTCAGACACCACCGCATTACTCGAAGGTTTGTAACTGCGGTGTCACAGTCATAGGGAGTTCTGAAAAAGGTTTACAGTCTCTAATCAAACGACACATAGAAAAAGGACCCATTCATTTAGAGTGGATAAAGGAGAACGAATAATGCCAGTACCAGGTGGAGAAATAACAACGACAGAGATACTAGTACCAGTAGAAGAAGTGGTTGAAGAATCAACTACTGAAGAAGAGGCAGATGATAGTACGCCTGAGTAGGGATGAAGTAAGAGTTTGTACGCTGCTTGCTACAGAGCGTTGGCTTGCTAAGTATGGGTCAGTAGATAGACCTAACTATGCAGAGGGTAAGAAGAACGGCTACTTAGAGCACGAACTTCTTGCCAATGTGCGAGCCAACGTCTCTGAGTGGGCGGTTGCATCTCTTACTGATACTGCTTGGAATGTACCGTGGTATCCTAATGAACTACATCCTCGTCGGGCTAAGTTGCCTGATGTGGGTAATAATTTTGAGGTACGTACGGTACGTACACGTGATTCAATTCCATTTTGGAATAAGGATAACGGCAAGATCATAGTAGGTACAAAGATTCTTGATGAAGATTACTACTCACAGGTTGAAGTCTATGGTTGGTGCAACCCTGAAGAGTATGCAAAGTCCCAGTACAGGGATGAAGCCATCGGTGGATGGCGTGTACCAGTAACAGATTTGAAGGAGTTCTAATGATTTGTAATAACTGTATGGATGCAGGTGTAGAAAATTCACTAGCCCATTACAAACGTGCTGCTAAGTATCACGACAAGTGCAACGACAAGGGGTGTGTATGCCAGCACAAGACTGGTCCAGGGTACGTAAAGCGGGAGGGTTCAAAGGTCCCGTTGATGCAAACACAATCCCCATAGGAGCAATCGTTCTTCACTATGGTGGGGAAGTAAGAGAAGGTAGGAGCGCATCTGTTAGATGTTGCATCCACCCAGACAAAAGGCGTAGTGCTGTCATCAATACATATGACAACCTATTCTTTTGTCACACCTGTGGAAAGGGTGGCAACGCAGTAAATGTTGTCGGTATCATAGAGAACTTGGAGTTTAAGGATGCACTCAAAAGAGCAATCGAAATCACTGCTGGAAGCGGTCACACATTACAGCAAAAACCTGGACGAAAAGGCGCTGGCCTACCTCGAAGGACGTGGAATCTCTGAAGATGTTGCCCAACAGTTTTCGTTGGGTGTTGTAACTGATCCCATCAATGGTCACGAAACCCACGCGGGCTGGCTTTCTGTGCCCGATCTGACGGCACTTGGTATGTGTGTGGGAGTAAAGTTTCGCAGGCTAGATGATGGCAAGCCTAAGTATGGTGCACCAACAGGACAGAAGGGTCACCTGTATAACGTTGCTGACATCACCATTGATTCATCTGTTGTAGTTGTATGTGAAGGTGAGTTAGATGCGGTAGTTGTATCAGGTATCTTGAACCTACCAGCGGTGGGAGTACCAGGAGTGCAGGCTTGGAAGCCACACTTTAATAAGTTATTTACAGGCTATGACACCGTGTACATAGTAGGTGACAACGACATCAAAGAGGATGGCACCAACCCTGGGGCAGAGTTCTCTCGTCGTGTGTCACAAGAGGTAATGAACTCACGTATAGTATC